GGCGCGCGAAGCCGCGTCGACGCGCGGGGCGCCCGAGGGAGCGGCCGCCGCGACCCAAGCTTCGAAGGCGCCGTCGACTTTCTCGTCGGACTTCGGCTTGCCTGCCGCGTCCAGATCGGTCCACTTGGCATCGCAGCGCACGATCGCGGCTACGCGAATCTCGCGATCCGTCTTGCCGTCGAATTTCTCAGCGTTGCCCAGGATCGCGCGCGCGCTCTCTTCGAGCTTGGTGCGGCTCTCGAGCGCGGCCTTGGCGAGGGCCGGCGCTGCGTCGGCGCGCGCCTTCTCCTGCGTGGCCTGCGTCTTGAGGGTCTCGTTTTCGCCGCGCAGGCGTTCCAGCTCTTTCGCGCTGTCCGTCTTCGCCTTGCCCGCGACGTGCGCGTCGATCTTCGCCTGGATTTCTTGCTCGGTAGCGCCCTCGAATTCGACGCCGTCGAAACGGATTTTCATGGTCGTTTGCCTTTCCTGTTCGGCCGCGTCTTTGCGAGCCGGCTTGCTGCAATTTGGACACGTGGCCGCGTCGTATTTCATCGAAGCGCCGCAGTCGCACGATTTCATTTTCGGCATTGCGGCGTCTTCGTGCGCCGGTGCGATCTCGTCGCCCGCGCTGTCCAGCCTGAGCGAGACGGCCGAACCTTGGCGGCCCCAATTGGCCGGACCGATCGCCACGTGATTGTGGAAAATGTCACGCTGGATCCGGTCGTAGGATTTGCCCGCGTCAGGCATGCCAGCTGGAACGATGCCCGCCGAGTCTTCGATCTCGACGCGGTAGCCGCAGGAGATCTCTTTTAGATCTTTCCCGATGCGCCCGATCGCCGAGCCGTCGCTAATCACGAGGTCTGCGTCGACGCCCGACGCGCTCTTGTCCGCGCGTACTGTCTCGCTCGACACGTGGCCGATCGCCGTCGACTTCCACGTGCCTGGGTCGACGAAAGATTTGGGGTGTCGTTCCGTGACGGGAAGATCCTTGAGGCTCGCGAGTGAGTCGGCCTTCAGGACCTCTTCAGGCGGCCGCCACTCGCGGATCGTCTTGCCGCTTGAGTCGGTGTACTCGAAGACGCCGGAGCGAGTCAGCAGGCCCGGCACGCGCACAGCGCCGGAGCCGAGCCGCTGGATCTTGCTGGCGTCAAGTCGAATCGCGTCAAATCTGAGAGCCACGCCATGAGGCTAGCAGCCCCCAATGGGGGCGTCAACCCATAGGGAAAAGCCCCCGATACTAGCGATAGCGCACCGTAAGCACGTCGCCCGAGCTAGGCGGCGGCGGGGGCGGCGGCGGGGGCGGGCTGAAATGAAACGTGATCAGTGAGGCCATGGGCTGATCTCCTTTTAGGTGTCTTCGGGTGTCTCATTCTCGATCCCGTCGAATAAAGGGATCACAGGGATCGCCTGGCACCGACATTGATAGTCTTCGCCAGGCAGGTTCGTTTCGCCTTCGTCATTGGTGACGGGCGGATCGTCGTAACGGAAGCGCTTGCCGTCTAGCTCTCGATGCATTGGACGCACGGCGCCGTCATGTGAGGTCGACCAAACGAATTCAGTCAGGCCCGCGGCCTCAGCCTGCGCTACGTGGACGGACGAATTGTATTTGAGCGTCTGATCTCGCGCGATCAATTTGGCTCGGCTCTCGCCGACGCCGATCCGATCTTCGAGCAGGCCGGCGATCTCTTCGTGCCGTAGGCCTTGAGCGTTCGCGTCTTCGAGGATCGACGTGAGATCGGCGACCTGATCTTCGCCCAGCTTCGAGACGAGATCGATATTCGTCTGGCGGAACGCGGCGACAGTCTGGGCGAGCTGTCCGCCGCGGGGCGGATTGGTCCGGAAGATTGTGCTGTAGTACTTGGAGACCTGCGCATTGACGTCGCGCGTAACGCGGTCGAGCATTTTTGGGAGGCCGCTCGCCGAGACAAGCTCATTCCAGCGTGCTCGCAGGAGCGGGTTACGCCGGCCTGTGCCGATACGCGCATCGAAGCGCAGGTCTAGCGCGTCGGCGACGGCATGGCGCCAGAGGGCAAAGAAGGCCTTGACCCATTTCAGGTATTGCGCGCGCGCCATGCGCGGCTCCGCCGGCCGGACCTTCGACGCTAGCGCCTTGTCCTGCGGCTTGCGGCCAAGCTTTTGGAAAAGCCCGACTTTAGCGCTCGCGCGTAGGCTCTCCACGATCGAGCAAGCTCCAAGTCAGCGCGCAGAAAACGCCGTAGCAGATCGCCGCGCCGATGATTGCGTAATTCGTGAGGCGTGCGCCGATCTTCACGACGCGCCTGCGTCGGCCTCGCACAGGCGGAAGCACGCAGCTAGGCGATCCGCCGTGTCCCTCGTCACGCACTGGTTGTCGACTAGTACGATCGTGTCCGCGACGCAGGTCGTATAGACCGCAGCTTCGCAGGCCTTGACGTCGTCACGCGCGCCGCAGGCCTTGACCTCAGCGATCTTGGCCTTCGCCGCCGCGTCGACGGCTTGGCGTTGCGCCGGGGTGCAGGCCAGCGCCATTACCAGCAGCACCAAGATCGACGCCAGCAGGCGCCACATAGCCGGGCCGATTTGGGTCATGGTTCGGATCTTCATTTGGCGGGACCTTTCTTCTTCGCTGGGGGCTTCTTCGAGATCTTCCCGGTCGTCTCACGACTGGTGTCGTTACTGTCGTTCGGCGGCGGCGCGCCGGGCTTGTCGCGCGCGGCGGCCTTGCCCGGCTTCGTTCCGGGGGCCGCGCCGGCCGGGTCGGGCTCCGGCGGATTCTCGGCGAGATCCTTCGCGGCGACGGAGCCGGCGATCGCCGCTTCGTTTGCCGCCTTCTCTTTCGCGACCTGCTGGGCCATGAGAGTCTCATGATCGTCTTCGAGAATTTGCTGGCGAAGCTCACGATCGAACGGGATCCAATCCTCCGGCAAGGACATTGCGATCTCTTCGGGCCGGAAAACTTGATTGGTGATCCACAGGGCGGCCTCTTGGGCCCGCTGTAGTCGGATCGTGGCCAGCTCTTGCGCAGTCGGCGCCCAGAGGGGAAGCCAGACGAGCCCCAGCGCGTCGAATGGGTCCGGCGTCTCGCCGCCATTGTCGGACTCGACGGCCTTCAATTCGGGCGCGTCGTCGGCAGCAAATAGGATCCGGAGGATCTTGAGCAGACGCGGCTCGTCTACTTGGGTCTGCTCTTGACTTACGCCGGAGAAAAACCAGCGTAGCGTAACGTCGCCCGTCGCATTCAGCCCTGCCGGCGCTTCGCCGACCAAAAGCTGGACGGGAATGTCAGACGACGCGGCCACTCGGTTCCAGCTCCGATCCGAGAGATCCGGCAGGCCCGCGAATTGCGTCGGCTTGCGCTCAAAGGTTTCGCGTTCCTTGTCCAGCAGCACGAGCCGAGAGACTGAGCGCGTTTGGTCAAAGAGCTTCGCGCGGGTTTGGAGCTGGCCGCCGCCGGTCGGATTGCCGGCGCTCTGCTCGCCCTGCTCAGTATCCGCCGCGATCATTTCCCACAGACCCTCAATCGAGAGCACGCCTTGATTGGCGTCGCTCACTAGGATCTCGATGGCCTTCCACGTTTGCCCCGCGGACCTCAGCGCCTCGTAAGGCTTGATCAAGACGCTATGATCCCAGCCCTTTAGACGCACCTTTTCCAAGGTCTCGGTTCTAGCGCCCGGGTAGGTTACGAGGCGCGACTCGTGGATATACCCGATCGTCGAGCCTACGCCGCCCGCGTGCGGCTCTTGCAGCCGGTACAGCTCCGCTTGCCCGACCTGCGCCCCGTCGCGATAGAACGTGAAGGGGATACACCAGCGTCGGTCGATCACTCGGATCCCCAGGACCGACTTGATTCGAGTCAGGTCGAGCGGCATCGAAGGATCGAGCCCGTCGTCGACCATGATCCACATGGCCGCGCCGCCGAAGCAGCGGCCCCAGATTCGCCCCTCAAGGTGATTTTGGACAAGCTCGAATTTTTGCAGGTACCGATCGAGATCCTCTTTGAGCCCCGGATCGATCCCGCTCAATCCGAAACCTAGGCGAAGCGCCTGCTTAGGGATCAGGTCGACGATCTTCCCGGCCAGGTCGTCGTAGCTGTACAGCGCGGCCAGGTCCGGATCGCTGAGGTACAGATTCGCCTGGAACGTGGCAAACGTCGTCTTGTCTCGGCGCGTGCCAAAACCAGTCATCACATTGACCCAGCTGTCGACCCGATCCAGATTCGAGCGGACGGCGCCCGCTAGGCCTTGGGCGAAATGCGCCAGCGTCGTAATGGGGGACACGACGCAAGGCTAGCACGCGGAATGGGGCGGGGGCTAGTGGCCCCGATTCGTGCGGGAAAGGCTAGGCTCCCTTCGTTTTTCTTCGTCGATCGATCATGCGAAATGCGCACTTTTCTTCGAGCCACGCGCGGAAATCTTCGGGTTCCCGTGCGAGGTATTGGCGTCTCGCTTGGCGGTAAGCCGACATCGATTGCGCCGTTAGACCCAGTGGCTTGAGCCTTTTCCTGTCTTCCTGCTGTGCCTTCTGTGCTCGTACGCGATGTTTCGCACACATTAAAAAGCCGCGCTCGGCCGAATCCGGGCAATCTGTGCAGATACCTGCGGCTATCTTCCGCTCGCGCCGTTGCCGCACAGCAGCCTGCCTATACCGACTCATGGCGCCTCAGTCACGACGCAATCAGCCGCGACAGTCCACTGCCCGACCTGGCCCGTTTGGCCATGCGCGGCCCGGTAGGCGTCCAAGGCGGCGGCCTTATCGCACGGTCCCGCGTCGACGGCCTCCGGAGCGGCGTCGGCTTCCCCCGCGTCGACCGCGCCGCCGCAGGCGGCCAGGGCGAGGGCGAGGAGAGCTGCCCGGACGATCCCTTTCATGTGCGACCCGCCTGGACCGGGAGAGTCGTCGCGAGCTGCGCGAGCGCGTCGGCGAGCGTGGCACCGTATACCATGCGCGCGCCGGAGTAGTCGCCATGCCGCACTGCGAACCGGTTCGATTGGCCGTACGCGGTGACGAATTTCCCATTGGCCCCGTCGTCGCAGCGTAGCCATTCCCCGATCCGCGAAAGCGAAGCCGCCGCGGACAGCTCGGCCGGCGCCTGGCCCGCGGCCTGGCCGAGAAGGGCGAGCGAGAGGATCTTCGCGACGGCCGAGATCTGCGCCGCATTGCCCGGATCGGTCGAATGCGCTGAGACCGCGTCCACGATCTGGGCCGCCAGCTTTTCGATTTCTGATTTGGTCATTGAGGTGCTCATTTCTTGCCGCCGGAGAAACGGCCGTTAGAGTTACGGTTGAATTCGTCCGGGCCGTTCGCGTTGCCCCGCGTCGTCTCGCCCTTCGGCGCGGCATAGACCGAAACGACCCGAAGGCCCGCGGCCTGGCGGCTCGCTGCGTGCTTCGCGCTCAAGGTCGAACCTTCGAGGATCGCGCCGTTGAAGATATCGAAGCGGACCGGCTTGCTGCTGTTCATGATCCCTATATACGGCCTGCCCCAAGCCCCGTCAAGATCCTTTGAGATTTATTTTCGACCCCCTCAGACGTCGACGCCCAAGGCCCTGGCCGTGGCGTCGTTCCAGGTCGCCATGGCCGCCGCGAAAGCCGTGTGATCTTTTGAGGTTAGGTACAGGACCGCATGCGTGAGTGCGTCCGGGAAATCCTTTTTGCGGCCCTTGGGGAAGGCCGCCAATTGATCGCCGACCCATTCGGCGATCGACGCCTCGTGCCAGACGGAGCCCGCCTTGTAGGGCACGCTGGCGGCCCAGGCGCGGGCCTCTTTGGAGTCTTTGGTTTTGATAGCGACGACGTTCGGGAATTTCTTCCGGAGTAGCTCAATCAATGCCGGCCCGTTCGCCTGATCCTCTATCAGGATCGCCGTCGGTTTCCACTTGGCGATTAGCTCGCCGATCAATTCGAGCGCGCGCAGGAACCCGCCGCGCTCGCTCCGGCCGTCATAGACGCCGACCCAAGGCCCCTTGGACCCGAGCACGGCTAGCCCAATGTCGGCGCTGGTTTCGTTCTGCTTGAAGTTTGCGTCCACGCTCAGTACCGAATGCGTCCCGCGGATTGGGTACTGAGCGAGCGGAAAGGATCGGAAGTATTCGCGCTTGAAGATCAGGCCGCCGGGAGGCAAACCGCGTTGCTGATACTGCGCGGCCCAGAAGGCGCTATCACGGCCGCCATGGCGCGCGGCGAGCACGTCGAGCGCGTCCTTGCCCATGCGCGGGCTCGGCCCGATTGGCTCGCCCTCGACCATGCGAGGGTCGCCGCCGAACGGTGTCTTGCATGGCCGGCTCAGCTCGTACTCAGCCGCGAAGCACAGGTGCATAGCGCCGGTCGCGACGTATAGCTCGTAGGGATCTCCGGCGCGCACGCTCTGACCTACGAGCACGCGCGCGTA